TAATAACTTAATCGTATGAGATGGTTTCTTTCTTGGCATAACATACTTTCTAACACCTCTTGTTTCTTCCACAATTAAATTCTTTTTACTTTGTAAATCATTTCTGACTATATCTACAACCATTTGATCTACTGTGCCTGTCATTGACTTATTAACACGTAAGGTCTCATTGTCAAGCATTTCTTTACTACAAAAGTGTAATATGTACAACTGCGACCTAGGTGTAGTCGGTTGTCGTCCTGTTATTTTGTAAATGTACATAGGGTGACCTGTGGCAGCAGAAAAGTCATAACCTTTACCAACACCAGGTGTATATAATCTAAATTCTATACGTTCATAACCTGTTAATGGTAAATGTGATATAACTGCTTGTGCGTCTGCGACAACTACGTTACCTGATAAACCAGGTCCTTCTAATGACTCATATAAGTTTATCTCTAATACTTGTGTTCTAATAGAAATTGCTTTTGCGTTCTTATTTGAACCGTCTGCTGATTGATACGATACTAATGTTATATCGTCTAATTGAAATCGACCTGCTTTTGTAAGTGTGTCTTTATCTATTTGTGAGTACATAATTATTCATTCATCAATCTTTCAAATTCTTCTATCATTATAGGCAAATATGCTGGGTTTAATAGTTTAATTCTACTGATACGGTCTTGTTCTCTTTGTTCATATTCTCTATTACTAACTGCTTGTGCGCCTACGTCTGTACTATTACATTCTATCAAATGTGAATAATCAATTGAATCTGTTGGTCCACTTGACTGCGCCTTTTCATAATGATGTATGCCTTCAGGATTTGTATATTTGTCATTGATGTGTTCTTCAAATGCTTGAAACGATAATGGCCAGTCGTAATATGCGTCTGTTACATTATTTGTTAATAATATGACCCAATGTAACATAGGACTACCAAAATGTTTTTGTGCAATATGTTCAGGTCTTTCACCGTTTGTTACAAAATATTCTGAATATAAACTAGCGGCATCCTTAACTTTGTCTTTTATCTTTACTCGTCTGAATAAATCTGATACTTGTTTGTAAGTATTTGTGCCTGGTTGAATATATTGTCCTTGTGGAAATCTTTCAAAATACATTTTTAGAATCCTTTAGCAACTGTTTCTTTGGTCATTATTTCTGTTTCACCAAAGTTTAATGACATTGTAATAATAGTAGGAGGTGCCCCTCTTTCGTCTGGCACTAATGTTGACACAACACCTTCAGGTGCATAATCTATATCAACTGATTTTAATACACAACGACTAATTCTAGGTAGATATGTGTTCTCGTTATCTCTATACATATACGTTATTTGAAATTCTGATGGTACATTGAAATAACCGTTTGCACCATTTTGATGTTCAGGTAACATATGAAATCTGAACAACTGCAAAATTTTGTGTACACTATCTTTTTCTTTTTCATTCTTCGGTGCAAATGTAAATGGAAAATTAAACTCTCTAAACGGTACTGATTTAAATACTGATTCTAAATTAGGATTCTTTGCCTGACCTTTAAACTTATCATAAACTGCTCTTGCGTTTTCAAAACCAGGTATAATTCCTAATGCACCAAAACCAGCAGATTTAGTTAATTCTAGTGCAACAGCAGATGTACCTTTTGCTAATGATTTTATTTTGTCAGCAAATCCAGGTTCATTAATTACACCTGCAATACCAGCAGCCATATCGCCTGCAAGTCCTGTATCTAATGCCTCATAATCTGCTTTATAACCAAACTTCATACCTTCAGGTGGCATATACATACAAATACTATCTGTGATATACGTATGATTTGATTCTGCGTATCTGAATATACCAGAGTTAACACCTTTTACTCTATTTGATTGTATAATACCTCTGGATTTAATATTTTTAATTCTATTATTAAATGTGCCTTGTCTTCTACCAAATAATTTAAAATCTTCATCTACAAAGTTTGAGCTAGCGTCTTGTAGTTTACCATTGTCAAATGTGTTTGTTTTATATTTTGATTTCTTATGTGCAAGTATATCAAAAATGACATAATGACCATCACCTAAATTACTACATTCTTGTGGATAATAGACAGTACCATATGAATATGGATTTTCTGCCATATGTGATGTAGGACCAACTGATCCTATCTCTAAAGGTGATTTACCTAATAGTTTAGCAGCAAGTTTCGTACTTTGACCTTGATTAGCAAATGATAATGCTTGACTAATCTTGCCTGATACTGCACCTGCGACTGCTGATCCTATTTTACCTTTGATTACGTTTGCTACTTTTGAAGTCCAAGCCATTTGTTTTCCTTTATATATATTAGTAATATTTATATGATATGAAGAAGTCTTTTAAAGGAATATATAAACCAACTAATCCAAAGAAGTACGTTGGCAACCCTAATAACATAATATATCGTTCATTGTTAGAGCGTAGATTTATGGTCTATTGCGACAACAATCCTGGTATTGTACAATGGGCAAGTGAAGAATTGCCTATACGATATTACAATCCTATTGATAAGAAGTGGCATAGATACTTTGTTGACTTCATTATTAAAACTGATAAGGGTAGAAAAATGTTAATAGAGATTAAACCTTCTCGTCAATGTACGCAACCTAAACCACCTAAAAAGAAAACTAAATCGTATATGCGTGAAAGTTTTGAATTTATTAAAAATCAAGCAAAATGGAAAGCCGCAACTGCGTATGCTGAAGACAATGGTGCTGTATTTAAAATAATAACTGAAAAAGAATTAGGCGTTACGTTTTAAAACTCGTCTGAACCTGACGCACCGCTTCTTATATACTTAAATGACGTATCTGGTTCGTGGTCTACAAATCCTGATACTGTAGTTCCTGAAGACTGTTGACTATTTACATTTGAATTGTTTTGAATATTAATAACATTAGGTTGTGATACAGCAGCACTTTCAGTATTCAATTCTTTTAATGATTCTGATACACCACCATACATAGTATCATCACCTGTAAATTGATCACCAACAACTTGTCTTTTTTTAATACCTAATTGACTTAAAGATGTACCACCACGTACAGTTGCATAATCTATTTCTTCGGTGCCTTCACCATCCATACCTGCCATTTGTTTTTGTGCCATTATTTTAGCAGAGTTATCATCATAATCAAATAAATCTGTTTGTGTTGTCTGATTCACTAAACCATCTTCTAATCTAGCACTTGACATATTTCTTACAGGTGCATTGCCATCATCAAAATCTGCAAACGAAGCCTCACCTGCAATATCACCTGCTGTACCAGCATTTTTATCTCTAACTGCCTCGTCTTTTTCTTCTTTATCTTTACCACCAAAGAAGAATTTACCTATTTTAGAATTTTTAAACCAATCTACAATACCTTGAAAGAATCCTGTTATCTTTTCCCATATGCCAACAAAGAAATCACCTATTGCGCCAATTCTTTCAGCAAAGAATTGTATAGCAGCAACAACTGCTAAAACTTTTAATGCAATCAAAATTCTTGCTGTTTTAAATATATTACCAATCGCACCCAATGATTTACCTATACTTTTAAATGCCTTCATAGGTTCTCTAAACATTTTAATAAATCCAAATACACTTTTACCTACACTAGCAAATGATGTAGCAACTTCAGTAATAGTGTCAGGTATAACCATAAATGCTTCTTTAATTTCAGCAAGTTTACCAAAACCACCTGTATCTCTACCTGTATCTGCTGACACATCTTTTATAGACTCTCTATCTCTTTCATTAGATTCATTTAATTTTTCAATTTCATCTGAAATTTTTTTTAAATAATTTTCTTGTCCTGTTTGTGTCTTTAATTGTCTATCTTTACCTGTTTTAGTTTGACCTATAAATTCATCTGTACCTAATTTAGATGTTAATTTAGCAATTTCTGCTTGTTTATCCCTAATTTGTTTTTCATTTTTTTCTATATTTTCTTTTCTAATATTAATTTCTTCTTGCGTTAAAAATTTTATTGCACCTGTTTTTTGATCATATTCTGCTTTTATGCCGTTTTTTCTAAATTCTAATAATTTTTCATTTACTTGTTGTTGAGTTCCCTTAAACTCATCAACTGTATCTGCTAATTTACTATTATAATCTCTTAAATTAATACCTAATTTATCTACTAGGGAAATTAGTTTATTCATAGCCATAGCAAAATTATCAATAGGACCACTTTCAATTTCATTTGTCAAATCTTGTATCATTTTAGGTACATCACCTATCACTGCTTTTGTAGCGGCTTTTAAACCGATACTTGTCTTATCAATGATAACTTCACCTAATCTTGTGATTTCTTGTTGAACAGCATTGCCACCGCTTTGTGGCATATCAAATTCTGATTGAAGAGGTGTTATTTGAGGTAGTGCCATATTATCCTATTTGTTTGCTAATTGGTTGTGATTTCTTTTCTTCTATCTTACTAGGTTTACCATTAACATATAAACCAAACCAAGCCGCACCTGCACCAACAACTACTGATACAAAACCTGCTTGTGCATTATTGGGTTCAGGCAACGACATAAACCACGTCATTGTTTCATAAAAAACTAATCCATAAAGTGCCATAAACACTCTAGGTATTAAACGCCAGTTTGACATAAGTTGCGGTATTTCTACTTTAATAAAGTACCATACATCTTTTACTGTTATCATTTCATTTTCTCCCGTTCTCTTTTTTTTCTCTCATTTTCATCTTTAATATGATTTATCAACAACTGTACATAAATGTCCCTCTCCCAAGGTATCATTGACTCTATTTCTGTCAATGAATACTTATGATGTTGCATTAATGCAAAATTAACTTCGTAGATTGCCTCTAGGCTGTTGTGGGAGAGGCCAATCCGAAAAAATCTTGCAACCCGCTGAAGGTGATTGTACTTTCAACTCCTGTCTTTGGGTTCTTCACTTTTGTTTCGTGTCTTAATCTAGGCATAGTTTCAAAAAACTTTCTCAAATTAACAAACTGATTTTGAGATAATGATTCAAAAAACTGTTTCAGTTCATCAGGTGTTGATTCACTAGCAGGATAATTCTTTTCACCCTCGTAAATGTAATCTACACATCCTGTAACTAAACCAATAATATCTTCGTATGATAATGATTTTACACCTTTTGTAGTGTATAACACTTTCATATTAGGATACTTCATAACAACGCCTAGTTTTCTACTTTCATCTAAAATTATATTGTTGGTGTGTGCGTCATCTACTTGCACCTCAACTTTTGATATGTCAACCTCCACATCGCCATAGGTTTTCTTATCATCTGGACATATAACTTTAAACTTTGCTATTTCTCCTACAGACTTTGCCCTAACCTGTAAGAAAATGTACTCTACGTCAAACGTAGGTAATTCTTCTACTTCTAATTTATCAAACGTAACAGACTTTAATATATCTTTTGTTGCCTGTTGCATTTCTTTTTCATCACCAGATTCAAGTGCCATATACAAGATTTTTTCTTCTTTTACAAGAAAAGGTCTATATTGTACCTTTGTTTCTTGTGATGGCAATGTCAACTCATATCTCGGTGTTTCTACTATTGGTAACGCCATAATAACTCCTCAATTATTAAATATTTAGTGGTGGTAATTTAAATGGTGGGAATACTCTTCCACCAGTTACTCTACCAAGTGGTACTCTACGTCTTAAATCGTTAAGTACATCACGTCCTGCTCTTCTCAATTCAGGTGGTAATTTATTTAATATGCCACCGAAAATTCCTCTATTGTTTTTGATCTCTGGTATCTTACCTACAGGAGATCCTAATTCTATATTGCCTGATTGATCTATAAAGTAATTAATCCAATTTCTAAATGTAAAAGTTACACTTATAGTTTGGATATCATTCTTATCGTGTGAATATGAAACTGCGTCTATTGTTTTAGGAAAAGCATCAATTAATTGTACACCGTAAGTTACATCATCACGTTCTTGCCTACTAGCAAATTGTCCTAATTGAAATATGTTTAAATTTGTAACATAGTTATCATAATAGTTAACGTTGTATGATGATGAGGTACTAACTGCTGCCTTTTGCCATAATTCAAAATAACTTCTTTCTCTTAAAAACTTATCAGCATAAAATGTTGCTGTAATATCTCCTGATTTAAAATCATAAACTACTTTTCTAGCAGGTTTATTTCCGTGTCTTACTTCTTTAGTTACCATTTCTCTATCAGGCATATCTATTGCACTACAAAATGCTTGTACACGTCTACCATTTGCCTGTTGTACTGCTAATAAATCTGTTTGTGATGGAAAAGCACCTGCTGTTTCTTCAGCAGCTGTTGATTCTGCCTCAAAGTTAAAATCACCTAATGGGTTGTTAATATTACCAAATACATTTGGCAATCCTTTAGGTAATTGAAATTCTGCGTAATATCTTGCCTGTCTAGCAAAACCTTCTGCCTCATTAACGTATGATTGAAAACGTCCTAATGTAGTTTCAGGATTACCACCTTGTGTTCTTTTTAAACGTGGATCGCCTGTAACGTTGTCTAAACTTCTATCTCTAGGTAAACCGATACGTACATCAATACCACCTATTCTTCTTCCTCCACGGAGTATTGCCATATTAGTTACCTGCCTTTCTCATATTGTAACCTCTTTTTTCCATTGCTGCTAACCATTTAGCATATACTTCTGGATTTTTCATAGGATTTGATTTACCTTTTCTACCGTACATAGGATTGTTTTTACCTGATAATAGACCTTTTCTTTTTTTACTAATATTTTCTAATTGTTCTTTTGTCCATTTATATCCTTTTGCACCTACATTACCACCTGGTGCAATATTATATTCAGGTTTTAATTTCTCTATTAATTCAATCTCTTTGTTTTCTAATTCTGTTTTACTTTTACATTCTGCAATTACTTTTACATCAAAATTATCTCTACCATATTTCTTTTTTGCAGCTGTAAACTTGTTTTCTTGTCCACTCTTTCTATCTAGTTTAGCAAAGTGTTCATTCATTCTTTGTCTTAAAGATTGAGTTGTTACACCTATATAACTTTTATCATTAACTTTATTTGTTATTTGATATATTATCATTAGTATGGACTACCTTTCTTAAAGTTTGCCACAGGCAAATAAACTGCTAATGCTGCCTCATCAAAATCTATTCTTAAAAAGTTACTTTTCACGTGTGAAAACAAATATTTCTTTATTGTGTTTTTAACAAGTGGTATAC